AATCTTTGTTTTAATATTCTGGGTGGGGCCATATCTTCTTTTAACTCTTGAATACTGTATTTTTTATCAATTTGTTCTAAATCTTTTATAGTTGAATTAATTCTTCTATTCATAACATCTTTTAAATTTTTTATCTCTTCTGCATATTTTGATACTTTTTTATTTACTCTTTCCCTTTTCCCTCTTTCCAATGTATCCTTCATTTTATTTAATCCTCGTTGTTGTCTCACTGTTACCCCACTTTCAATTAATTTCGCTTCTGTTATATTTTTGTCTTCTTTTAATATAATGCTTGGTTGTCCTTTAATTCTTTTTGGATTTTTTGATTTTGTCAATGTATTAACGAGTTTTATATCTCCGTTCATTTCTTTCATTATTCCTAATTCATCTGGGACCAATAATGTAATACTACCAAAATAAACTTTTTCTTCTTCTGCCTTTTTTTGTTCATCCGTCTTTTTTCTTACCATGTATTATATATATTATAGTTAGATTTTTTTTATTCTAACATAATTATATATGACAGTTCCAACTGATGAAAAATTATATAACAAAGTTAAGACAGATATATACATTAAATATCCTAATCACTCTGCATATAGGTCTGGGCTTTTGGTGAAAAAGTATAAGGAGGAATTTATAAAAAAGCATCCAAACAAGCAACCATATAAGGAGCCTAAGCCGACAAATCAACAAGGATTAAAAAGGTGGTTCGGTGAGAATTGGACCAATCAACGAGGCGAGGTCGGTTATAAATATAAATCGGATGTATACAGACCGAATATAAGAATAAATAAGGATACCCCAGTCACTTTTAATGAATTAACGAAAAAGGAACTCAACAAAGCAATGAAGGAAAAAGCAAGTTTAGGAAGAGTTAAAAAATTTAAGAAATAAAAAATATATAGATTAATTTTTTAAGAGTGTCAAATAATTTAAAAAAATTATTTTCTCATTTTATTATATATAAATGAATTTCAACATCTATTTAATCCGCTCACAAACTCAACCAACTGATAAGGTGTATATCGGCTCAACCAAAAAAACTTTAGAACAACGAGTAAAGGAACATTTAGCCCATTATCACCAATATGTAAATGGTAATGCCTCATATTGCTCTTCTTTTGATATTATTGAAACTGGCGATATAAAGATTGAGTTTTTAGAAGCAACAACACATGATAAGAGATATGAGAGGGAAGGTTTTTATATTAAATTGCTCAAGAGTGTTGGTTGTAATGTTGTAAATATAAAACAGGCTGGACGAAGTCAGAAAGAAAGTATGAAAATCTGGAAACAAAATAATCCGGATTATCATAAACAATATTATCAAAAAATGAAGAATAAAGATAAACCAGTAATTAATATACAAGAAGTAAATATAATAGTAGATAATATGGTAATTAGTTAATTTTTTCATCTTCTTCTAATTTCAATTGAAAGAAATTAGAATAAAACCTTTTTAATGGGTCTCCTTGTTGATAGTTGATGCCGAGAAATTTATAAGGCTCCTTGATGACATAATCATATACCTCCTTAAGTTTCTTAACAGGAATAAATGATATTTCACTGATTAATGTGTCAATTTCTTTCTCATTCTCTAATCGGCAAAAAATAATTTGTGCATTTGTTCTAATATTCCGTGGAACGCTTACATATCTTTGGGCTAATATGATAACTGATGCATTATAATGCCTACTATTAAAAATTAATTTGGTTATAGCATTTTTGGAATTGTTAAATGCAGTCCCATCACTCACGAGATCATCAAAAATAAAAAGCAATTTATCACTTACATCTCTCCCGTATTCTTCAATCTTTTCCATTTGTTCATCAAGAATACTCTGTAATACTTCATCATCATATTTATCATAATAATTACCAAAAGATATCTTTTCCACTATGTTGGAGCATATTTTTGTATCACTTTTGGCAGTTGGAGAGAACAAAAATATTTTATTGAATAATCCCTTTAAAAATGGTTTCTTTCTACATACGATATTAGTTAATAAGTTGCTTTTACCACTTCCACGACTACCACAAATTAGCATTACGAAACTATGACTAAATACTCGGTCAGGGTCTTTTGTTATTTGATTATCATATTTTTTGGTCTTAAGTTTGGTATCTGTTATTATTTCAATTTTCATGTTAATATATTATACTATATATTAAAATGAGATAAAAAATATCTACATTGAGAGAAGGGGAGACGGTCCTCGTCTTTGAATATTTTGTTGCGAATAATAAACCTCTCGTCTTGGATTATTAGTTGGATGAGTTGGATAATATTGCTTATCATCTTCACTACTACTACTTGAATACTCCTCTATAATTCTTTTAGGCTTCTTCGGTTTCTGTGGTTTAATAGCAGGACTTGGAGGAGGTGCGGAAGGTGTCATAAGGTTTAATCCTTTTAATCTCTCATTCAATCTCTTCTCAATCTCCTGTTCCATTTGTATCTCTTTCTCTTTTTTAAGTCTCTCTTGCTTCATCATTTTAGCCTGTCTCGCCTTCTCGCAAATGATGCGCCTATCAGCCTTATCATCATTAAATTTGGCTTGTTTTACTGGTGTTACTGGTTCAACTTGTTCCTCCTCTGTCTCACTTTCAGTATATTCAAATGCTGGATTGGGTGCTTCTAATCCTTTTAATTTGGTGTTTTTTCTTGGTGGCATTATATTATAATAGTCATAGAAATTTTTTTTTATTCTTTTATATATAAATCTATAGAATAATTATTTTCTCAACCAAATAATATACAATGAATTCCAGTCCTGATTTTGTTGAGTGTGCCGAATGTCATACATTAAAACCATTTACATTCTTTAACATCGTAAAAAGAACCAATGAAGACAACAAGGAGATACAGACCCTTATTAATACTTGTTATGAATGCGATTTAAACAATATAATAGCAACTGCTAACAAACCTGAATATTTAATCGACGATGATTTCAAACAACTTCAAAATGCATTACTCAATACCCATTTTAGATATTTAAACGAGTGTCAAATGCTTCTCAATATATTTAAAAGAGTATATGAGGAGGAAAATCTCATTTCAACTAAATTGGGACTATTACCATTAAGCATTTTTAAAATCCAGTTATTTTTTCAATCCAAAGAAAAACAGAAAGTGATACATCAAACAGAGGAGTATATGCAAAATCTTAAAAGTTCAATAGCAGATGACATTATGAAAGTTTTGACCCGTTCGTTATATAAGGTGGATAATTTTGAGCATAGGATCCGTGAATGTTTGACCTGTCAAAAAGAAGGTGATAAAGTGACAGTTTGTCAATCTTGTAAAGACATATATCAAGAAGGGTTAAAACAATGTTAAATATTTTCGTCATTTTGGACAATCTCAATTTCCACTTCTTGGGTAATATCATTATTATTGTTCGAGTTACCAACAGAAATATTATTATTACTTGTTGTATTAGTAGTATTATTATTTTCACTCCTCCTTACACTAAATACAAGCCCAAAACATTGTATTTCTCCCGCTATATTTAACCTATATATTACACTGATTACAATATACAGGAATGAAAAGAATGATGCGGATAATGCGGTAATTTCTAATCCTTTGTTATCTTCCATTTTTTATAATATATAATTAGTTTATATAAAAATTTTGAAGTTTTAAAAAGGTCAATCATTTTTTTGACGAACCGAACAACGAGGTTTTAATTTTAGATGTATTATCACTTTTTAATGTTGTATTAGGTGTTAAATTACTTTGTCTTATGGTCAATCTCCCATTAGTAGTGGTTTTCGGTGCTACTTGTTGCGGTGGTTGTTCTTTTTGTTTCAGTAATTCTTTTAGTTGTTCTTTAAACTCATTTAGTTCATTTTGCATCTGTTCCATTTGTTGTTTCATGACATCGTTTTCATTTCTCAATGTCTCGTTTTCCAACTTTAATTCATTCAATACATCATTAATATCAGTAATAATACTCATCTGTGTGTCTTCCATGATGCATATTTTTCGTTCATGTGTTTCCAGTAAATCTAATATATCATGATTACTATCTCTTCTCTTGATTGTATCCAATGAATTTAATTTGACAATATCTTTATTTATGTCTTGTGATAATGAAAATGCATCAACTTTATTATTTAGTTGTAATATAGCATTATGAAGAATCGGGATAAACTCCAAGTATTTAAGATGATATTCATTATTAGACGTTCCAACGATAGCCCAATCACTCATATTAAGACCAAAATTATTTAATGTCTCTTCAACTTGTTGGGCTATATACCCGATATGTTTCCTGTGTCCTCCATCTCTCCAAATATATGACACTGGTTCTACATTCTTGAGGAATTCTAAACCAAATATACATGTTTCAATATTGTCCTTTAAGTTTTTATCGGATGCAGAAACAAGATTATTATAATGAATATTATCCCATCTTGCTGTAGATGTTCCTAAATTTCTTGACCCACTTGGTATCACTGTCACAGAACAGGTTAAAGTTGTAGCACTTAATGAAAGTTTCGTTCCTCCTCCAACATTCATATTAATCTGTGTAGAGTTTGACAACGTAGATACATTGATGTTATTAATAAACCCAGACGAAAAGTAATTATTACTACCTCCTAAACTTAATGTGTCATCTGTATTAGGTAATAAATCCTGATATACTGTAATATCATTATTATTTAGTGATAATTTATTTGTATTGTTTGCTTTTAATAATAACGATGTTGTTGAATTAGTGTCAATATTATTACAAATTAATTCACCAGACATAACTCTTAAACCATCGTTATTTATTCTGATTAAATTATTAGTATCTATGGAAAATGTCAAACCATCATTACTATAACCAGTTTTTTCAAATTTAAATAATGCAGATGAAGAATCATCACATGCAAGCCTTAATAATGAACTATTAGCACCCCTGACTAAAAGTTGAGAATCTTCTGACGCATTTCGCTTAATTTGCATAATATTCCTGTCATATACTTTAAAATCTACTGATTCAATGTCAGTATCATAGAAGCCCTCATTATTTGAGATTCTACTCTCAGACAGTTCTGAATTTACGGGGTCAAGTTGAAAAGTTATCGCCTTGCTACTTGGTTCATATGATGATGTCATGAATAGTTGAAGGGCTGATTTTACAACGGCAACCTCTGATGATGATACTTTATTTACTTTCCCCGCATAAGTTGAGCCTGTTTTAAAACTCTTCCAATACATAGCATCATTTCTTAACCATATACATCCCTCAACATCATAATCTGTGGTCCGATTTTCCAACTGAAGAGTATTTAATAATAAGTTCATCCCCGACGCTCTTATGTTTCTTCCCATAGGTCCATAAAATGTATCACTTGCTCTTAATGTGTTTGTTTCAATATATAGATCACTGTTGATAGGCTCATATCCCCCACCGGGATAATTAGGGTCTCTTTCATATGTCTTGAGAGAATAATAATATTCATTAGGACCATATACATATAACCGTCTCTCAGTTCCTCTTGAACTTGCGGGGATACTTTTTAATATAATGTTGGTATCAAATATAGTATCATCATATTTCATTTTAACAGTTTCTTTATATTGTGGTCGTGTATCACCTATAACAACTCCTTTATCCACTTCAAAAGATAGATCACTATTCGTATCAGTATATATTCTGTGAATTTTTGAACTGCCAGTAATTAAAGCCTGTTTGGTATCTACTACATTAGTATTTACTGTAGCCAGTCTTAAAGATGATGAACCAATATTATAAGTATTATCTGTATTTACATTTATATTACTCCTTAATTCCACACCGGAAGAATTTATAATAAATCGTGTAGTAGTATTATATAAAAAGTCAAGAGGTAGGTCTGTAGAATTTTTTACATATCTACTGACTATATTATTTGAAAAAACATCATTAAATCGTTTTACACTGCTACCCAAATCAATTACATTATCAGCATTGGGGACTACATTTTTATATACTGTAATATCATTCTTATTCATTTTTAGCGACAATACTAAATCAGTCCCGTCATGTGTATATAATCCCATTTCACTGCTTGTATTGCCAACTACATCATTTAACTTGGTAACTTCAATTTTTCCGACTTGTGTTTCAATAATATTAGGGTCATCTATATAAAAGCCTTGAGAAATACCATACCCTGCTAATGCATTTGATGCCGAATTCACTGATAATTTAATCATTTGAGTTGTTGCTGATGGTGTTATTGATATAGCCGATAATGACATATTAGATGAAGAACCCGCTAAACTATCAACATAACTTTTAGTAGCCATAATTTGGACTCCTGTTGAATTTTGGAAATATAACGTATTATTTGACACTTTTAAATTTGGAATTGTTGAAGATGTAGATGGGGGATTGGTATAATTTACAAACTGGTAATCATTACACCTGAAATAATCAGTTTTTATTAATGAACTTCCTAAAGTTGGATTACTATTTATGTTAATAGTATTATTTACACTGTCATATATAAACTGAACCTTTTTCGCTCCGTCTGCTGATTTAAATTCTAAAACACCATTACTTGAATTATTATCAATCGTGATTAATTTTGCTTTATTAATATTTGTATCTCCGTTTAATGTTGTTATTGCCGATGCTGATGATGTCAACGTATTATTTAGTTGAACTGGTAAATCAAAATTTATTTTTTCATTAGTCTCAGTGCTGTCTAAATGTAATTCACTATTTACATCTTTAGTAAAAGTATAACCACTGGGCAATATTTGATTTGCTTGAGCGCTTCCTCCAGTAGTAATAGCGGTATTTACATATGATTCAGTAGCGACTTTATTTGACGAATTCATGTATATATCACCTGAAACATATAAAGGTCTTGATATTTCTAATCGTGATAATGATTGATTGTAATTAATATCGCATGTATTTGATAAAGTAGTATTACCAAGTATCATTTTACTATGAACGAAAGCAATACGTCCTGTTGATGACCATCCTTGTAAAGATGATGTTAGTATTTCCATCATTGACTCAGTCAAAGTAGGATTAATAACATTCACACCTAAACACAGTCTCCCATCATGATTTAATGTCATTCGTCTCGTTCCTGACCCTGCTTTATTCGTCGTTATCCATATACCACCACTTCTTATATCACTGCTATCTGTGCAAACTCCTGCAATAAAAGCCATTCGGTTTTCTGTCCCGTTTAAATTCTGATTGCAAAAAGCAATTGATGGACCGAAGTTATATTCATATGATGTCGTATCTGGTCTTTGTTGAGTTATCTTTATTCCTTCTACTATTGATGATACATTGCTTACAGTTGATTGTTGAACTATATAGATAGGTGGTGCCAAATCTCCGTCAGTTGCTGACCTATTAATTTTGAGTTGTGTATTTAAAGCGCATGTTGTATTACTTAATTGAATTACATCTGATTGATTCGCTGATGATGTTATGCCCTGTATCGTTGGTAATTCTACACCATTTTTAAAAAAATTGTTTGCATTTACTCCACCATTTACATCTAATTTATATCCACTTGGTTGTTTTCCTATTCCTACATTTTCATTTAAATCCACTTGCATAAATGTCGCATCGCTGTTATCAATTATATTATATATTTCTGTGGTTGTTCCATTATTGCTATTACTACTGCTACTATTTCCAAGGTTTAAACCTCCTGAACCATAATCCATTTTATAATGTATATAATTATACTGTAGAAAAAAATTATATAATACTATTATATATAACTTATAAAATGACATCAAATTTACCCTTAGTGAAAGCATCAAAGATGATACATATTCGGTCAGAACATAGAAAGAATGGAACCAATACCAATTTTAGAGTAGATTTAAACCAACCATTGACGATATCGGATTTAAACGAAAGTATTTTTTTATCATTAATTAGTGCCATTGTTCCTAATTCATGGTATAATATTACATCAACTAATCAAAAATTCACTATTACTTACGTAAATAGAACATCATCGGCGGAAACATCCAAGCAATATACAATGCCTGAAGGTAGTTATACTACTGACACTTTTAAATCAACATTAACCAGTTTATTGACAAATAATAAACCTGCAGGGGACGATACGGCTTCAACCTATGCTGTAGATATAGATGCTAAATCATCATATTTATACATAGATTATACATCAACTGTCTTCAGATTTAAGGAGATAACTTTTCAAGATAATTTATATAAAACCTTTTCATTACCGAATGGAAATGCTATACCAGTTGTTAGTCCTACAGGGACAGTATCCGAATTATTAATTACAGGTGTTTTTAATCTTGCATTAATTAACGAATTGCGGGTAGTATTAACGAATTTAAATACTCAGGAGGTGTATAATAATTATAATAGTGGTAATGAATGTATATTGACAAACATTTTAGTGAATAGTGGTAAAAATGGTTTTATTTATCATTACCCGTCTTACCGAAATTCAGTCCAAGTGATGGATCAAAATATTTCATCATTCAATATACAACTACAAGATACAGAGGGGAATATCGTAGATTTAAAAAATGTCCCTTGGTCGGCTGTCATACGAGTAGATTACAGGAAGACGCAAAATAATACAGTCAATAAAGTAAATAACTTATCATCTCTGTTAAGAAATAAACTATAAACACTTTTTCAGTTATATATAATTATTTTCTACATTATATTTATATATAAGAGTAAAAATGGCAGGATTTTTTGGCAAGATATCAAACGGATTAAAAAAAGGATTCGGGAAAGTAGTAGGAGCAGGGAAAACTGTTTTAAAGAAAGCCGATAATGTAGTAGATAAAGTTGAGAATATAGGCAAAAAAATATTAGATGTCCCTGTTGTCGGCAATGTTATTAAAAATACATTCAATGAACTAAAAGCATCTGACCCTCGTATTGCATCATTAGCAGGAGTTGCAAAAGGAATCGGAGGAGGATTAGAGAAAGCAAATAATAAATTGGACAAGATAGAACAAAAGGCAAACGCATATATAGATAACCCTTCATCACTGTTAGATAGAAAATTTAAAGATGATTTAAAGACATCATCAGTACAGAAAATGTATAAAGATTATAAAAATGACCCGACAAGGGTATTAAAACCAGATATAAGAAATATAGCGAGATTTCCAAATTTAAATATGGCGATGTAATAAAAATATATAATACAATATAGAATAATTTTTTTCTAACATTAATTTATATATAAGCATTAAAAATGGTTAGAGAACAAAATGTAGTCGTTTCACAGGGACAGTATTTTTTAGGAAACTTAATAAGCAGTTCTGTGCCAAGTCGCAGATATACCACGAGACACATGCCAACGGGACAAAGTGGAAACTATAGAGCAGGACAGACCATCTCGTTCCACCTACCTCAACAGGGATATTTAGACGTCCAAAGCAGTTATATTAAGTATAAATTGTATCTAAGTGACTTAACAGATAATATAACCTTTTTATCATCTAATAACCTAATTCAACGTTTAGTCGTAAGAGACGGACAAAATAATATTATTGAGGATATCAGCCAATATCATTATCTCCATAATGCCTTTAGAAGAGCAATAGCACCAAAAGACCAAGATTTAGGAAGAACAATATTATATGGCTCTGGATATGAAGATATTGTTTCTCCTGTTGTTGTATTAACTCCTACGCATGGAAACACTGTAAATAATAAAGAATTCATTATCACACTTGATCTGTCGGGGGTATTTGGGACTCAAAATAAATATTTACCACTTCAACACATCCAAAATGGTTTATATGTAGATATTACCTTAAGCCCTAATAATGATGTATTCTTATACACAGGAACATCAGACAATCGTTTTTATCAACTTGACAACGTCATGTATGTTTGCGATATTGTAGAGTTTAATGAAGAGTTTGAAGCATCATTTAAACAATATCTTCAACAGATGCCTTTAGAATTATATTATCATTCATATCAACATCATTCAGGTGCATTAAATGGAACATCAAATAGTATAATTATTAGTGAAAAAGCGTCATCAGTAAAAGATGTATATTGGGTAGTAGTAGCAAGTACTAATGCAACATCTACACTCTTGAATACTATGCAATTTTATTCTCTTGGTGAATCATTTAGTGTATCATTGCAACTTGGAAATCAGAGAATTCCGCAATATCCAATGGAATCACCTGTGGAAGTTTATACAGAACTTAAAAAATCATTCAATACACTTAATGACCTCTTACTCGGTGGTTCATTTGATAGAGTTGGATATACTTCTGGAACCAACGTATCAGGAACATCTAATAATGGAAATTGTGTCTCGTTCGTTATGGGTTTAAATATGGAAAATCATATCGCCTCATCTGTTAGTGGAAATTTAGTATTATCAGGAAAAGACAGCAAGTCAGTCAGCCAAAATATGGTTTTACAACTCAATAATACAACTGATGTAGGTGGTGCTACTTGTCTCATCTGGGTACACAGCGATAGGGTGTACAGCGTCGATCAATTCGGTAAAGGTGTTGTATCATACTAAACAAATGTTTGTATAATTAATTGAAAAAATATTTTATTGAATGTTATTTAGTGTTTCTAAATAATGTTTATGCTTTTGTGTCTCATCGTGTCGTTTTTGCTTCGGTTTGTTATACGTTCCACCACATGGACAATGTATAATTTCTTTTTTCATTTCTCTGTATATTTTGTCGTATTCTTTCTTTTTATCTTTGTTCTCCTCGTAATACTGTTTTTTCTTTTGTTTGATTATTTCTTTATTTTCCTCGCACCATTTCTTTTTATATTCTTGGATTTTCTCTTTATTCTCTTCATAATATTTTTTATCATTCAGTTTTATCTTATCCTTATTATTTTCTCTATATACTTTCTGTTTCTCTTGGACTGTTTCTTTATTTTTATCATAATATTCCTTGCCGTATTCATTTCGAGTTCTTCCTAAAATAGTTTTGTTAATACAGTTGGGTGTTGTTCTTATATAATGCCCCTCTTCTTTTAATAGTTCTTCTTTATTATTGCATGGATGATTACAAATGAGTTCAATATATGCATCATTATATTGTAGGATATCAAATGACATAACTTTATTTTGCTTTCCATTTAAAAAGCAGTTGAATTGCCTCCTATGTCCTGCCATTCTTGCGGATAATGCTTGACAAGTTGAACCTACATATACTTTATCGGTTTGATGAGAACGAATACAATATACTTTTCCGTCTTGATAATCAACAGGCATTTTTATGTTTTTTAAAGTTAATTTATGTTTTTATATGTTGATAAATCTTTAAGTCAATTTTTTATCTAAATATAATATATAATACTATATATTTTATGGTTCTAAAGATTAAGAACAAACGGAAATTAAAAGTAGTTAATGAAAGCCAGACTGCAAAAAATAAGAATATCATCAATGTAAAAGTAAATATAGGTAATACTAAAAAAAGGGCATCACGAAAGAATAAACCAATCAATAAACAACCTGTACCAGTAAATCAACCTATACCATATTCATTATTTCCTAATAACTACACCTCGGGGGGTTTAATACCAAGATTACCAGAACCAAACAAAACAGCAACATCGGGATTAAATACAGTTGCGAAAACTATACCTAAAAGAGAAAAGAATGACGTTATTGATGCTAAATATAATAAACTGAATGCAAAGGATATATATGCTTTAAGGCTTTATGAGGATGAAAACCCACATTTTGCAGGTGGAGATGATGTGTATATAATAAAAACAAAAGTATTCAATACAGAAAAAGAGGCACAATCATATGCGGACAGAAAAGGTATTAATAACGACATTAAAAGGGTTTATATACCACCACAGAGACCACCATCCCCGCAATATTCTTTATCATCTAATGCATCCTATTCAGCACCATCGCTAAGTAGAAATTCTGGTTTTACTTCACCTAATTTAACAAATCAGCCATCTACTTATGCCCCATCATTAGCGGGAACTGAACGAGAGGAGAATGAACCAGAACAAGAACCAGAACAGGAACCAGCGGAACCAGAACAGGAACCAGTGGAACCAGAACAGGAACCAGTAGAACCAGTGGAACCAGTAGAAGAGCCAGCAGATGAATATGATGATGAGGCAGAATCAGATACGGAATTTTTAAGCGGTATTGATAGAGTAATACGTAAAAGTCCCCTAAAAGATATGACAGAAGATGAACTTGAAAGGGATTTAAAAGAATTGGAGAGTCAAAATGATGATCGTGTATTACAACCAGTAGAAACAATGACATCGCCAAATCTTCAACCAGTACCAACTATGACCGTGCCTATACTAAAACCAAATGAAGATGCAGGTCCATCTAAACCGAAAGGAATGAGCGAGAAAGAATTAAAAGAAGCACAAAAAGAAACCCTACCGAGAGCAGGATTTATTGGAGAGGAAAAACCAAACTATACTGAAACTGTATATACATTAGGACAAGGTGAAAATACAGAAGTCGCAAAAAGTATTGTAAATACAGAGAAAAAGAACGGAAATAAATATACATACTCTTGCCCCATTCCAGAGTGTCGGTATGGTGAAGATGGATTACCTTTTCAAAGGTCATCAAAGACAAGAGGAACTGCTGGAAAAGCATATAAGGCGGTATTAACTCATACATTGGTCCATAAAGATGAAGTAGCGAGGCAAACATTAAAGGACAAGAGGCAAGCAGAAATTGAAAGGGAACCCCCTAAAGAAAAGGGGAAACCCGGGAGACCCCGGAAACCGACATAATACAATTAGGGATAATCTACCTTACGAATAATTCTTATATTAAAGCGGTTCTCCATATCCTTAATACTCTCCTTAAGTGTTGGTAGGTTCCAAAGTAAGAAACGAGCCCAGGTTCCCGATTTGGTCAAATCGTTCCAGTCTTCATTTGCCCTATGACGTTGTATATATCTTTTTTTGCGGTCTTCATCTTTATGTATTATATAATCTTCATAATCAGTAGCCCCAAAGTGAATAGTCTTACCCCTATGAATGATCATTAATTTTTTACTATTCCTTGAACTACGATATAAGTAATAAAAATTGCTATCCATATTAATATATAATAGATTTATAAAATATTTTTTCTCGACTATTATTATATACAAATTTATCATGTCGAACAATTCTTGGGTAGAGCATATTAAACAAGTTGCAAAGAAAGAAAATTTACCATTCCCATTAGCACTTATACGAGCAAAAGAGACTTATACAAAAAAAGATACAGTGGCACCTACTCCAAAACCATCACCAAAAAAAAATAAACCTGTTGTAGATGTTCCACCCGTTAAAATGGGGAAGAAGAATTTAAAGAATTAATTTTTTATACGATTAATATATAAAGCAATTTTTATGGAACCTATACTTAATAAAACTAATAGCAGATTCTCCCTCTTTCCTATACTGCACAATGACATATACATACTTTATCAGAAAAGTCTCGCTTCCTTCTGGGTCCCACAAGAAATAGATCTCTCTCAGGATGTGCATGACTGGAAAAATCGCCTGAATGATAATGAAAGGCACTTTATTAAGTATATATTAGCCTTCTTCGCAAATAGTGATAGTGTAGTAAATGAGAATCTGACATTAAGGTTTTATAACGAGATCGCAATCCCAGAGGCGAGGGCGTTTTTTTCTGTTCAATGCATGATGGAGACCATTCATCAAGAGACATACAGTTTATTAATAGATACATATATCAGTGATGCAAATGAGAAGGAGAAGTTATTTAATGCGATAGATAACATCCCTTGTGTTGGGAAAAAAGGAGATTTCATGTTCAAGTATATCATATTTCCTCTACCATTTGCCGAAAGATTATTGGCTTTCATGTGTGTAGAGGGGATATTTTTCTCAGGGGCATTTTGTGCTATATACTGGCTTAAGACTAAGAATTTATTACAGGGTTTAACCTTTTCTAACGAACTGATCTCACGAGACGAAGGGATGCACGTGGAGCATGCTATTTTATTGTATAAGAAACTGATAAACAAACCAAGTGAAAAACGAGTATATGAGATAATTGAAGAGGCAGTAAAAATAGAATTAGAATTTATAACGGAGGCTTTACCAGTGTCGTTATTAGGTATGAATAATAAAATGATGGGTGAATATATTAAATTCGTGAGTGATGTATTACTGGTAAAACTTGGTTATAAGAAATTGTATAATGTGTCAAACCCGTTCCCATTTATGGAGATGATATCCCTTGAAGGAAAAACAAACTTCTTTGAAAAAAGGGTTGGAGAGTACCAAAAAGCCGGAGTATTAGCAACGAAAGAAGAAATGACTTTTTCTCTGGATACAGATTTTTAATTTAATTAAACAATTAGAATTAATTAAATTAATTTAAAGACAAAATTATTTTATATAGTAGTAATATATAGAGTAATTTAAACATGTATAAATTCATTTTGCAAACACTCAACGACGAAGGTAATGTAATCGCTGAAACATTCCATAAAACAATGACTGATATATCTAAACAATCCGGTCTGGCTTATCATGTAATTTTTAGACTGTATAAAAATGAGTACGACGGGAAAAGAATACATAAGTCAATCCAAAGAATTATTAATAAATATAGGGTAATTGATAATCCTAATTTAGGATTAGAACTTGAAACAACAACGAATTAATTTTTTTATTGTATGATTAGTATATTTAGTTTACTAATTATTCCGTTTACGATTTATATGGTGAGCGATTTACATGGCAAACGAATAACGAATTTTACGAAAATATATAAATTTAATTTTTTTCATTTTGTAAAATAATTAAAATGATTTAAAGATTTGTTTATAATATAAATTATTATATATAGTATATTTATACAAAATGGAAAAATTACAGAATCGTATTTTAAAGCTTAACGAAAAGAGGAATAAATACCAAACACGATTTAATGCATTAGCCTCCAAAATTGGGAAAATTCCTGTATCTGATGAAACCATGGAGAAAGCATTAAAGAAGGCGAAAATGTTTGAAGACAAACAAAACATTATACAGGAGAAAATATATGATGTTGATTATGAAATATTAAAAGTAGAAAATAAGATATCTGCATTAATCAAAAAAGAAGAAGCAAAAAATAAAAAGTTAGAGAAAAAGCAAAATGCTATAATTAAGAAGAATGAGAAAATGTTAAAATCATTTGACAGAATGATGAAGAAAATTGAGAAGACTAATAAGTCACTTGAGAGAAAATTATTTAATACTGAAGTGAAATATAAAAAAGTGATGAATACAGATGTTGTTAAAGAATTCAATGAAAAACACAAGGACAGATTTGACAGTATATACCATAGAGAAAATAATTACTATTCTGTCCAAGTAAAAATATTTAGATTGTATGGCGAAAAATTGACCGAGAATGATAAAAAGTTTTTGAACAGAATAACAACAAGACAAGACAGTACAGGTAATTATTATTATTTGGTTAAACAGGGATATTATGACATTTATTACTGGAGCGATGAACAAAAAAAAATGAATCTTAAACCATACGAATTTTATAATCAAGTGGATAATGAAGAAATGTTAAAACATATCAAGAGAGCTTTATTAAGTAATAAAAATTTCAGAAGTTGGTATGATAATACATCAGGATATATTGGGGGGGTTGAATTTCAACGAATTCTAAGAATCCCCAATATCCAAGAGTATTTAATCCCCAATTATTCTAAACGTATATATATGAACGATGGTAATAAAAATGCTATCTACAACAAATATATTAAATACAGTATTGACAAAAATGCGAAATTCTTTGAGGAACTTATTAAAGTAGATTATAACGATTATATCCAAAACAATTTTCGCAAAAACTCATGTTTCCTAACAGCAATTATAAACCGTTTTTATAATAGATTCAATATGATTAAAAGTGATGGGAAGAGAGCATATAAGGAGTTGACATATTCCAGATTATGCGAAATATTAGGTATTGAAGAAAAGCCCGAAAATATGGGTTTATGTATTGAATTAGCAGTAAATAAATTCTTTATTCCTTTTAAATTGGGTCTTGATTGTTATGATATATTCATGAACATTGTATACACATACAGACCAGATTTAAAAAATAAAAATTGTGATGCAGTCTTAAAAATTATGGTACATGACGATCACGTATATGAACTTAATAATAATCTTCATTCATTAGCCCAAACCAAACCAGAAGACCTTGAAGACATTAAAGATTTACAGGTGTCCAATAAATATAACATTATTGAATACAATGAGGACAAAATAAATATTCATCTAATCAACAATATTGAAGATATCAAGGATAAAATTTTACTATTTAAAGATACGAAAGAAGATATTAAATTAAAACTCATTTGTAATAAACCATTAGACGACATTGTAATGGATGTATATAAATCAGGTTATACACCGAAAATAAATTTTGATGGTGGTAATATTAAATCCTTTTTTATTGAAGTCGCAAATATTAAAGTAAATGTTGAAAATGTTGATATTAGAAACCCAGACGACAATGACGTATATGTTGACACAATTGAAGAATATAATAAATATCATGTTGTTAATAAAAACTTATACCAGAAAATATTTAAACGAGAATATCTCAGTGACTTCCACCCATCTGTTATTACTATTAATGATACTTATTCTTTACGTCCAGTTTGTGGACATTTTGAACATACTGATGATAAATTAAACGGATTAGATGAACAACGAGCCTATACTGAGGGATTAATGAATATTAAGAAAATACCAGTATTTCAATATTTTGATATCTATAAAAAATATGATGGTCAAGAAATTAAAAGCTTATGTTATTATTTAGTTGAATGCAATGACACCAAAAAAGAGGCGGGTATTATATTAAGTGATAAATACTCTTTAATATTTGGGTTTGTATTAAAAGCAGTCAAGAACACTATTAATTATAAGATATTATACTATCTTGAACCATCCAATATTGAAGAGGTTGATTTTAAAACACCTATTGAAGAAGTTTATAAATCTGATATTCCCGATCACTTGAAAAAATCAGCAGTCAATATTGTAACAGGTTTATTAGAAAAGAAATATAATAAGGTCCATATTACTAAAGCTTTTAATGATATCAATGATGCTATACACTATAAGACAAAATATGATGGTAAATTTATCCCACTCTATAAATATAAATATGGGTCAAGATATGACCCTATTGACGACACTGAAATATTAGATGGTAACAATATTCAAGATGTTGACAAGTTATTTTTAGTCAATATATACAAAGAACAACGCCTTGAGAATGGATTTAATCCAATCAAAGATATTATATACAGTAAACAAAAATTGAAGATGTATTTATTGTATAAAAAATTAAAATCATTAGGCATTAAACCAATGGGCATTAAAACAGATTGTATATTATACAAGGGTAATACTGATATCGTCAAAAAGAATTTTGATATGAGTAAAGGTATTGGCAAATATAAAATTGAACACGATAAATCAATAATGGATACAGAAATCAAAGTATATGACAATGAATTAATCAATATCCCAGACTTTGAAACACCTTTAACAATGACTCTTAAAGATGAATATGACACTAACGAAATAAATAAAATTATAGACCAAAATAAGACCGTATTATTTAAGGGTCTATATCCCGGTGTTGGAAAGTCTACAGCATGCAAGAATTACGACAAAGATTTATTAATCGTATTACCATATAATAAGCAATGTAAAACAATGAAGAAAGAGGGATATAATGCTATAACATTTAATAAACTGTTTGGTTTATACGGAGATGACCAAGCATATAAGAATATGAAAAAATATAATCTTGAAGGCATTAATACTGTATTGTTTGATGAATGCTTTTTATATAAACCGAAACGACTTAGAATGATTGACCAATTTATTAAAAGTAATCCGGATATGGTCATTTTAGGCACCGGCGATTTAAACCAACGAAACCCAGTTGGATATAATAATGAACAATATTTAAACCAATGTATTAATATAGTATTCAATAATCAAATAGTGTTAAAAGAAATTAAAAGACTGAAGAAAGAAGAGGACAAACTAAGATGGAAGGAATTGAAAAATGATATATTCAATATGAGTTTAAATATTGTTGATATCATCAAGAAACATAAACTTAATACAATACATTCAATGAGTGAATTAAAGACTGTCAAAAATGTGTCCTATTTCAACGAAATGAGAGCCGAAAAGGTAAATAAATATGTCCATTTCAATATTCTTAAAAATACTGCTGATTATTTTGAAGGTTTAGAGATAGTATGTAAGAAATATTATAAATGTAAACAATATAGACTGAATGTTAATTATTCATATATCATTAAGAAGATGAATAAAGATAATGTAATTATTGAAGATGACACAGAAGGGACACAATATAAAATTACTTATCAAATGTTACGTAACTATTTCAAATATCCATATTGTTTTACATGTGACAGTATACAGGGCTTGTCATTTGAAGAGGATGACAAAATAACCATATTTGACGCTAATAACCCATATTGTGACCGTAAATTTTTATGGACAGCAATTACCAGATGCCGATATTTAGATAATGTATATATTTACATTCATTCTCAGGATGAAATACAAAGATTCACTGATATGAAGTATAACCAACATTTCCGGTTTAAGGTTGAAGGGTATAAAAACCAAGATAAAAAGAAGGGTAGAGAATACAATGAGGAAGAATATATATCTAATAATTGGATTTTTGAACAATTAGAAAAACACGGTATTGTATGCCCATATTGTAACACTCAAATGAATCTGGGATTAGATGATGATAATAATGTAACATCCAATATTACAGTGGACAGAATTGACAACAGTAAAGCACATATTAAAACAAATTGTCGTCTGTCGTGTCATCAATGTAACGTTACAAAAAAATAATATATACAGTATAATATATGAGTGAATTAAGCAAAGTCAAGAATTTATTTTATGATACTAAACAAGGCCTTATTTCATTTGATAAATTTTTTGATAAGATTAAAGAAAACAAAATAAATGTAACCAAGAAAGAAGCAGAAGAATTTTACAAAAAACAAGAAATCAACCAATTATTAAAACCTGTTAAAAAACCAAATAAATATAATAGTATTGTAGCAGGTTATCCGGGCGACATTTTCCAAATGGATATAATGATTTATGATAGATATGAATATCGGCATTATAAATATATATTGGTTGTGATTGATGTATATTCAAGATACATGATGGCAGAACCAATGACCAATAGGAGAATGGATACAATATTGGAGAAGACTAAAATTATTTTTGATGAAATGGGAACACCTCAAAACATTCAATGTGATAATGAATTTAACACAAATGAATTTAATAAATTAATAAAAGAGAACGATATTATTATAACCTTTAGTGATCCAAATTTAAAGATAAAAAATCAGATCGTGGAAAGAGTAAACAGAACAATAGCTTTATTATTACAGAAAATAAGAATGTCAACAGGCAGGAAAGATTGGTATGATTATATATACGATGTTGTATATAATTATAATAATACAAAACACAGAACAATAAAAAATAAACCCGTTGATGTATTTAATGATAAAAAGAATAATGAACAAATTATAACAATAGTTGAACCCAATTTTAATATTGGCGATAAAGTAAGAATAAAACAAGAAAAGAAAATATTTGATAAAGGGGATATATTAACATATTCCAAAGATGTATATTTAATTAAAGAAGTGAAAAAGAAAAAATATTTATTGAGTAATGATACATGGTATAAACCAACCCAAATAAAAAAAGTAGGAGAGGTAGAATTTTTAGACAATCCAGCAGTAGAACCAGAGACCAAGACAGAACAAAAAACACTAAAAAACAAACTAAAAAGGGAAGGAATAGAACCAACAAATATTATTAGGACCAGTAGGAGAAGTGAGAAAAGAAAATAATATAAAATAATTT